CCGTATCGGCCGCTCCGGCAAGCTCGTGGTCATCGGCACCCGTCTGGCCCCCGGGGACCTGTACTGGCACCTGGCCCGGTACCCCGCCTGGAAGGTGATCCGCTACCCGATGATCCTCGACGAGGAGCGTCGCCAGCTTCTCTGGCCGGACCACGTCACCTGGTCCTACGTCGAGCGTCTCCGGGGCGAGATGGACCCCCGCCAGTTCCAGCTGGTCTACCAGAACAACGAACTCCCCGGGGCCGACGCCACGTTCCTGCCCGAGGACCTGGAGGCTTCCCGGGACACCACTCGCACCCTGGGGCACTTCGACCCGCACTGGGTGCGCACCGTCGGTGTGGACCTCGGTGGCCCCACCTCCGGGCGCACGTCCTTCGTGGTGCTGGCTGCCGACCCCACGGACGCCCGTCGCTACCTGATCGACTGGATCGACCGCCAGGGCATGAAGGCACCCGAGATCAGAGACACCATCCTCACCCTGGTGGATCGCTACGACCTGGCCGAGGTCCGGGTCGAGTCCAACGCCCTGCAGGCCCAGATCGTCCAGTACAACGACGAGATCACCCGGCCCCTGGCCTCCCGTGGGGTCCGTGTCGTCCCCCACGTCACCACCGGGCGCAACAAGTGGGACTCCGTCTTCGGGGTGGAGTCCCTGGCCCCCCTGTTCACCACCCGTTCCGTCTCGGTCCCCTGGGCCTCCCCCCGGGACCGGGAGGTCTGCTCCGAACTCCTGGACCAGTTCATGACCTTCCCCCTGGCCGCCCGGTCCGACGGTGTGATGGCGTTCTGGATCGCAGAACTCTCCCTCCGTGACCTCCTGCGCCGTCGCAGCGAGCGCCGGGCCACCTTCGACGACCGGTGGGTCCCCGAGCGCATCAAGCGCCGTCGTTGCGTCGTGCGCTTCTCGGACCGCACCGTCGTCCCCTGGCGTCCCGACACCCCCCGTTTCGACCACCCGATGATCCTCGTCGGCTCCGAGGTCCCCGTGAACGTCTCCCCCGACACCTGGAACCCCTGAGCCGTGCTCTACAAGCCTCTCTGAGGCCCCGGGGAGGGGGGCAAATAGGGTAGTAGCCACCCCCCCGTAGAAATCGCTCAGAAACGAAAATAGAGGCCTCTCAGGCCAAATCTCGGAAAGGCACCCTCCCTGGGAGGACGGATGAAGGTCTTCTACAGAACGAAAGACAACGAGATTGCATCTCTGGAGGTCCCGGACGACACTCCGGACGACGAGATCGGCTGGATCGTCTTCGAGGCCGTCCACGGGCGGCCTCCCACGACCCTGGAGCGGTTCTGCTGGGAGCAGGTACGGAGGAGCACGTGATCGCAGTCGAGGACATCCCCCATGTCTGGGCTACCTACCGGGGCCGTTACGCTGAGCGTGACGCCCGCATTGATCGTATCGACAACGTACTGGCGGGGCGGTGGTCCGTCCTGGACAAGGACGACACCCCCATCACGTCCCGCAGCCCGAATCTCGTTCAGGTCGCCCTCGAGGACACTGCCGAGGCTGCAGCCGTCGTCCCCAACATCCGGGTGGTCCCCTGGCGGGACCGGCCCCGGGCCAAGTCGGCTGCGGAGGTGATGGAGAAGGCTGCCGTCGGCTACCTGGAGGCCAGCCACCTCCCCCAGCTGCTCCTGCAGTCCTTCATGGACCTGGCGGCCTACGGGTACTTCGTCTGGGTGGTCTGGCCCGAGGGCGACGGCCCCGACGAGATGCGCCCCTGGATCGAGCGCCGGGACCCCAGGGCCTGCTGGCCGGACCCGGCGCACCGGGTGTGGGACACGCCCAACCTGGTGCTGTTCGGCAAGCAGGCCTGGGCCTCCTCCCTGCCGCCCGCATGGCAGGAGGCCCTCCGGGCCACGGGCTGGACCTACAACTACGGCTGGGAGCAGGCCAACACCGTCACCGTCGTGGAGGTCTGGGAACCCGACGGTGTCACCGTGGCCGGGCTCTGGCAGCAGTCCGTCGGTCCCGACGGGCAGCCCAACTGGGTCCCCGTGCTCTTCGAGCGCATCCCCAACAAGCTGGGGATCAATCCCGTCGTCATCGGTGCCCGCATCACCCACGACGGGGAGTTCCGGGGCCAGTTCGACCAGGTCGTCGGCCTCATGGAGGCCCACATCCGCCTGATGGGGATCCTGCTGGACTACGCCGACCAGGCCGTCTACTCCGACATCTGGGTCAAGGACCCCATCGGTGAGATCACCTGGGGCGGTGGCGGCTGGATCGAACTCGGTCCCCAGGGTGCCATCGGCCGGGTCCCGCCTGCCGTCTCCAGCATGCAGGTGGACCGGGAACTCCAGGCCCTGGTGGATGCGATGCACGTGGGTGCCCGGTGGCCCCGCTCCCGTCCCGGCGACATCGAGCAGAACATCGCCTCGGCGAAGTTCCTGGAGGTCACTGCCGGGATGATGAACACCGTGATCAGGACCTACCACCTGATCATGTCCAACGTCCTGGAGCGTGCCGTGCGCCTGTGTCTCCTGGCCGACCAGGTCTACCACTCAGGGCACACCAAGACCGTCTGGGGCGTGATGCGCAACCAGGAGTTCTGCCTGGACTACGACCCTGCCGACTTCGACCTGCGCAACAACGTCAAGGTCGAGTACGGCCTGGGCCTGGGCCGGGATCCCGCCCAGAGCGCCGTGCTGATGCTGCAGTACGCATCCCAGCGCTACATCAGCCGTGAGTACGTGCAGGAGAACATCCCCGGCCTGGCCGACGTGGCCCGGGAGCGCATGCGTCTGGACCTGGAGGCTCTGGAGCAGCTGGTCACGGCCGACCTGGCCCGTCGTGTCCAGGAAGGGAGCCTGGGCCTTCCCCAGCTGTTCGACATCATGGAGCGCAGGCGTTCCGGCCAGTCCCTGGTGGATGCGATCCGTGAGGTCGTGGAGTCCGCACCGCCTCCGGTGCCGTTCCCGGCCCCCGGTGCCCCCGGCGCTCCTCCCGGTATCCAGCCTCCCTCCGCCAGCAGCCTGCTGGCCCGTCTCGCCCTGCCCGTCCCGGGTGGGGGTGTCATCGGTTCACAGGTTCTCGGAAGGAGTTGACGCATGGCCGATCCGCTCAAGCCGCCCATCACCGAGCCGGACCAGCGCCCGGTGACCCCGGATTCGGTCTCCACTCCCGATTCCGGTACCCAGGGGTCCAGGCAGTTCCTGGAGCAGCTGGCCCGTGCCGCCCAGACAGGTGGTACCACCCGTCCCCAGGGGCGTCCGGTCACCCGTGGTGCCGGGCTGGAGATGCCTCCCCGCCAGCCTGCCGGGGTCCCGCCCGGGATCCCCGGTGTCGTGGTCGCCCCCACCGACCGGCCCCAGGTGTCGGTGGCCACGCCCCTGCAGGCCCCGCCCCCGGCCCAGCAGTTCACCCCCGAGCAGGAGCGTCTGCGTATCCTCGACATGCTGGCCAACGACCCCCGGGTGTCGGAGGTGACCCGGAACTGGGCTCGTCTCGTGAGGGATGAGATCCTGCTGGCATGAGCCTGCTCGACACCTTCGCCCAGCAACCGACCCCCACCGAGGAGGACCTCAAGGCCCGTGCCCCGGGCCTGGTGGAGCGCTTCCTCGGGGGCTTCTCCCCGATGCAGATCCTGGACCCCCTGGTGGCTGCCGTCACCGGGAAGGTCGGGGACCGTCCCCTGCGCTGGCGGGAGCGCCTGGAGGCGGCCTCCGTCGGGCTGCCCTTCGTGCTGGGGATGGCCGTCCCCTGGGGCCGTCGCATCCGGGGCCGGGTGCTGGCGGACGACCGTCCCCTGCAGGCGGCCGAGCGCCTGCGTGTGGGCCTGGAGATCGCCCCGAGGAACCCCACCCCCATCGGTGAGGCGTCGGTCCCGCCCAAGAGCATCCTGATCCCCCACGACACGGCCCTGCTGGACGGGACCTGGCAGGCGTACGTTCCCCCGGCCAGGCCGGGCCGGGTGGGACTCCCCGCCCCCGGTGAGGCCGGGACCGTCCCTGCGGTTGTGCCCTGGGACCTGAACGACATCAGGGCCATGCTGGTGACCGTCCCGACCACGGCCCGGGAGAAGGCCGCCCTGCTCCTGGACCGCTCCATCCGGGACCCCTACGTCCACGAACTGGCCCAGGTGATCCTGCACTCCCCGACACTGACAGACGATCCGTGGGCGTTGCCCACCCTGCGCAAGCTGGTCGATCACGCAGCACCCAACTCCGAGTTCGCTCAGATGTGGGAGAAGGTCCTGAACCCGACCGGTCCCCGGATCTTTTCCAGTTCCGCCCAGGCCGACGAGTTCATCCGGATGAACGAGGCCCTCTACGACCTTCTGCCTCGCAGCGCCATGATCCGCTACCGGGGCACCCGCAC